AAAAGGAATTTATAATTTTTTTGTAGGAGTCGCAAATGGGTTTATAGACGGATATAACGCAATAGGAAGAGCTGCGGTAACAGTTGCAAACGGATTTCACAATGCTTTTGCCAATGCCATAAATTCTCTGGCAAAAATGGTTGAAAGTTTTGTTAATGGATTTTTACGAGGGTTAAATGAAATTGGTAAAGTTGTAGATTCTGTTATTGGTACGCATTTTTCAAATGGCGGGGCTCTTAGTATAAGTGTTGGCAGAGTTGGTGGCGGAGGTGGAGCTTCGTTTACTCCAGCTCAACATATTCAAGCTATGGCCTATGGAGATGCTACTGGTGTTAAAGTGGCACAAAAACAGGCACCTCAATTTGGATATGCAGGGTTTGCTAATCCTTCAGGGTTAATGGAAGGTGTTATGAATGGTGCTGGGAAGTTGGCTGGTAAAAAACTTACTAATCCTAATGCAAACTTTGACAAAGGAAAAAATGATGTCAGAAAAGGTGTAAAAGGATTAACTGATGGACTTAATAAAGCAAAGGATAGTCTAACAGATATTGGAAAAGACAAACCTATGCCAGATAAAGGCAAAGGTGGTGACAAAGGTAACGGCGGCAAAGGTGGCGGTAAAGATAAAGGAGACAAAGGTGGTGGAGGAAAAGATAAAAAAGATCCACACGGTAAGAAAACTGCCGACAATACAGGTAAAATGGCAGATAAAATGACAGATATGGATGAAGATATGAAATATCTGAGAGATGTTGCGGAAAAAGAATATGTAAATAAATTTACTACCGCTGAGATAAAAATAGATATGACAAATTACAATGATATTTCAAAAGAAGCAGATGTGGACGATTTTATAGACGCTCTTGGAGAAAGATTAGCAGAACACGTTTATACCGCAGCGGAAGGGGTGCATAACGATTAATGAGAACACAAGGTTATATATTTTATATTGATAAGGTGCTTTTACCTGTAGCACCTTCCTCTGTTACTGTTACGCATAAGAATATGAACAATGTTATAAATTTAATAAATGATGCGGAATTTAATATGCTAAAACAGGAGGGCTTGCAAGAAATAAGTTTTAAATTCATGCTTCCATCCCAACGTTATCCATTTGCTAGATATTTAGGATTCTATCAAAGACCAAGCTATTATCTAAATAAATTGAAAAATTTAAAGAAAAGAGCAAAACCATTCCAGCTAATAATAATTAGGAATTATCCAAATTCTGGTCGTGCTTATTTTAGCACTAATCTTAAGGTATCAATTGAAGATTTTAGTGTAGAAGAAGATGCCGGGGAAGGAATGGATGTTTATGTGGATATTAAATTTAAAGAATTTATTGACCCTAGACCAAAACAATATATAAAAAATGCTGATGGAACTATGAGTATTCAAAATCAAAGATGGACAGATAAAGTGGAAAGTAGAATAAAGGAAATGAAATATGGTGACAAGATATGGCAAATTATTAGGAATGAAACTGGTGGTCTTGACCAGCTTCAAACTGTTATTGAAGTAAATGGGATTTCGTCTCTTACAGGTTTTGTATCAGATAAATTAAGGTTGTGGTAAAAATGCTTGAAAATATATCGCAAAAAATAAAATCTTTTATGTCAAAACCAAATGAGGAAAGTTATGAAATGAAAAAGGATATTGAGCTGGTAATTGGAAGTCAGAGTACTAAAACTATAGTTTCGCCTCTAGTTACAAACAGTATAGAATTAACTTTAGAAAGAAAAGCAAGTCCAGGAAAATTAACATTCAAGATGATTTTTGATGAGAAAGTTCAAGAAGGTGATCAGGTAAGTTTAAAATATCGTGGACAAAATGTATTTTTAGGATATGTGTTTGCTCGAAAACTTGGTAAAGATAACATTGTGTCGATTACAGCTTATGATCAATTAAGATATTTAAAAAGTAAAGCTTATTACGTTTTTAAAGGTAAAAAAGCAAGTGAAATTGTTAAAATGATTGCGGAAGATTTTAAACTCACAATCGGAGAAATAGAAGATACTGGACATGTATTCGAGAAAAGGCGTGAAGATGGAACAACTTTAATTGACATGATTCAAGGAGCTTTGAGTGATACATTAAGATTTACTGAGAAAAGATATGTAATTTATGATGATTACGGAAAATTAACATTAAAAGAGACTGAAACTTTAAAAATAAAAGATTTAATATTTGATAATACTTCTGGAAAGGATTTTGACTTTGAAAGTAGTATAGACAAAGAAACGTACAACCAAGTTGTACTTGACTATGTAAATGATAAGGAGAAAAAACTTGAGAAATATCAAGTATTTGATAGTGAAAATATCACTAAATGGGGGCTTTTGCAATATTTTGAAAAAGTAAACAGAAGTAATGCGACAGAAGCTGAAAGAAGAGAACGTGCTAATAAGATGCTCAAATATTATAATCAAAGAACAAAAACTTTAAAACTTAAAGGAATATTTGGAGATGTTAGAATTCGTGGTGGTTCTTCTTTCATCGTTTACATGGATGTTGCTGAATTTAAACTTGCAAATTATATGTTAGTTGATAAAGTTACACATAAATTTGGGTTCAAGGAATATTTTATGGATTTGGATCTTGAAGGAACTATAGGTAAGGAGGAAGGACACGATGGCGAAACTAGAACGAGCACTCAAACAGATGATAAATAATGCTGTTGAGTATAATAAACCTTCTGAAATTTATGTAGGAAAAGTTGAAAGTGTTGCTCCGCTCACTATAAAGCTTGATATAAATGTACCTGTCCTGGAAGAAGATGAGCTTATACTGACACATCTTGTTAAAGATTATGAAGTCGACATTACTGTTGGGCATTCAACAGAAGAGACACAAGTTGTTGAGGGAGCTATGACAGATATAAAAAATCATAAGCATGAGTATAAGGGACGTAAAAAAATTACGGTTCACAACGGCTTAAAAGTTGGGGAAGGTGTACTCTTGATAAGACAGCAGGGTGGACAGCAGTTTATTGTGCTGGATAGAATTGATGACCCTCAAACAGAAGGTGAGTGGCTATGATACCCAAAATTAAAACGAGTGCGGATATAACGGTGAAAGAACAGCCAACGAAAACCTATAAAATGGAACTTTACAAAGGTAACTATATTTTAGGATTTGTTGACAGTCAAAAGGCTATGGAACAGGCAATTTATAAAATAATACGCACAGAACGCTATAAATACATAATATATTCATGGAATTATGGAATTGAACTTGAGGATTTATTTGGCATGCCTGTTGAGTATTGTGTCGTGGAACTGGAACGTAGAATTTCGGAAGCATTGTTACAGGATAACAGGATAACAGCGGTACATACTTTTGAGTTCGATACTGAAAGTGAGAGAGGTATAGTGCTGATAAAAAAATTTATTGCTGAAACAATATTTGGGAAAATTCAGATTGATAACGGGTTGGCGGTAACAATAATCTAAGGAAGGAGGATAATATGTTTGAAGTTGTGACTTATGAAAAAATAATGGAAAGAATGCTTGCAAGGATTCCGAACAGCTTGGATAAGCGAGAAGGATCTGTAATATGGGACGCTTTGGTTCCAGCGGCAATGGAGCTGGAAAGCATGTATTTTGTGCTTCAGGATTTCATGAAAGAAACATTTGGAGATACAGCAAGTAGGGAAAACTTAATACGTAGAGCTTCTGAACGTGGAATAACTCCATACAAGGCAAGTAAGGCTATTTCAAAAGGTATTTTCGATATCGAGATACCTTTAGGGAGTCGTTTCAGTTTGGAAGATTTGAATTACACGGCAGTAAAATTTATCCAGCACAATACCGCTACAAATCTTTATGAATATGAACTGGAGTGTGAAAGTCCAGGAAGGATTGGGAATGCAAAAACTGGTAAGATAATTCCAATTGACTATATAAGTAATCTAGGACGTGCCGAAATTACAGAGCTTTTAATCCCGGCTCGGGACGAAGAAGAAACGGAGGTGCTTAGAAAAAGATATTTTGACAGCTTTAACATGAAGGCTTATGGCGGAAATATTTCTGATTACAAGCTGAAAGTGCATGAAATAGAAGGTGTCGGAGCTGTTAAAGTGACTCCTATATGGAAGGGTGGCGGAACTGTACTATTAACTATATTA